GAAATCACAGGTTGTAGTGTCGTGAGTGTTACCCCACCCCCAAAAAACTACGACACGCTACAGCTAGTGGTGTTCCCCACACAATAATGTTCTTTAAGGTTCGTTCAATTTGTGCTAGATAACTAACATGGCTTACAAAACACCAGCATGGATGAGAAAGGCAGGGAAGAATCCGAAAGGTGGACTCAATGCTAAAGGTCGTGCATCTTATAAAGGTGGTACACTAAAAGCACCTGTTAAGAGTGGCGATAATCCTAGACGAGCATCTTTTCTTGCTAGAATGGGAAACATGCGTGGCCCAGAGTATAAGAATGGGAAGCCAACTAGACTTCTTTTAAGTTTGAGAGCATGGGGTGCATCCTCAAAAGCAGACGCTAGAAAGAAAGCTAGAAACATATCAATGCGTCTTAAAAAGAAAAAAAAGAAAGGCAAATAATCATGTATGGAAAAAAATCTTCAGGCAAAGGCAAAACAATGTTGAAAGGTAAGCAAAAGAATTTACCTCCTGCATTAAAGAAAAAGATTGTAGCTGCTGCTATGAAAAAAAAGAAAAAGAAAACTGCCTAAATATTTGGTAAGAATATGGCAGATGGGCGATTGTATTCTTTTAGAT